GCACGGGCTTGCCCACGGCGTCACCGGGGAAGAGCCAAGGATTGCCGCGCGGCACGACCAGTTGGCGCTGCCTCACAATTGCCACCACATCCTGCGATATTGGAACGCGATGGATCTTGCGCTGCTTGGTGGTCGAGGCGGGCTTAGACCAGATGGCGTAGTCGAGGTTGAACTGTTCGAACCGTGCCTGCCGGACCTCTCCAACGCGTGCGCCAGTCAGCATGCACATGCGGATGATCGAGGCCGCGCGCTGATCCTCGGCCTTGTCGAGAACCGCGGCGAGGCGGGTCAGCTCCTCGGGCGACAGAAAACGTTCTCGGGCGTGTTCGATGCGACGGTGAAATCCCTGCGCCGGGTTGTCACTGCGCCATTCCCATTCCACTGCCAGCGTGAACATCTTGCGCAGCACCTCGCCCATGCGGTTGGCGCGGATTGGGGTAGGCTTGTGGCCTTGCAGTTTCCGCGCCCGATTATTTGGCTTCTGCTTGCAGGGGCGCGGGCGGCCCTCAGCCACGAAATCGAGAAACTTTGCCACATCCGATTTGGTGATGTCGGTCACCAGCCGGTTTCCCCATGCGGGCTCAACCATCTTGCGCAGCATGGAAATCTGATCGCCGGCGTTGGTCGGTGAAAGCTTGGGGAGGTGCTCTCTTGTGTAGCGGTCGATCATATCGGTGACGCGCGGGGCCTCGCGCAGTTCCTCCTTCGCCGCCAGCGGATCCTCGCCCTCATCGATCATGCGGCGCAACTCGCGGGCCCGTTCGCGCGCTGCGGTCACGCTCCATTCCGGCCAGCGACCGATCGTCAGCCTGCGCTGCCGTCCTGCGAAGCGGTAGTCCAACGTGAAGGTCCGTGACCCGGAACTTTGCACCTTGGCCGCTAAGCCAAGGATTTCCGTGTCGAAGATCTGGTAGCTGTTGCCTTCCTGTGGCTCCGCATCGCGAAGGATTTTTTCATTTAGTTTCAGTCTGTTTGCCATCCCTTCTGCTCTCCTTTCTCCTCTGACACAGGCGTAGATCAGCGCCTCTATCAAGTCAGAGCATGGGGCAGAGGGCGGAAAATAGGCGGAAGGTGGAATTATATCGATGCGTGCGATCCGACCGGGGATCAGCATTGAGAGTGCCTGAACACGAACAGGCCTAACAAACCGCAGTAGAGGTGACCGCTACTTAACACCGGCGCGAAACGAGTGTAGTATAGGTGGTTGAGTGACTACTATCAGCTCGCGTAGATCGTTTTCGAACCATTAAATCTCCGAAGGAAAAAGAAGCGATGTCCACAGTTCCCCAGCTTGCCCCTGAAGCGAAATGTGTCTCTTTCGCAGAGCTCTTTGCTGATGGCCGAGACTTTAAGATACCCGACTATCAACGCGCGTATGCATGGGAGGAAGGTGAGGTAAAAGCTCTATTGGAAGACATCGATAGACTGGCATTGATGCGTAAAGAAGACGCTGGTGTCTCTCATGTCATGGGAATGATCACCTGCCATCGCAGTAGTGATAATAGTAAACCCTACCGGGTGGTTGACGGCCAGCAGCGATTGACGACCTTAGCTTTAATTCACGCGGAGTTGTCTCGGCATGTGAACTCCAAGAGTTTCCTTTACACAAAAAATGGAAATGTACGGATCATTCCACAAGCCTTGGATGAAAACTTCTTTTATGATACGCTTCGAGGAAAGATCGGCATTTATCAGACGCAAGGACAACGAAATTATGCTGCTGCTGCGAAGATAATCCAACAGTGGCTCAATAACAATAGCCGAGATCCTGAAGCGTTAAAGGGTCTTGTGGAAGATGGCCTATCCCTTATTCTGTTTACGCTACGAGATGAAGCGGATGTTGCGCGGGTTTTTGAGGCGATTAATAATCGCGGAAGAAAAGTGACGCAGCTCGATTTGGTGAAGAACCATCTTATACACTTGGCTCATATCAAAAAGTGGCAGGGTAACGTCCAGGAGGTTTGGTCAAAAATCTCGACGCATCTAGCAACGCTAGATATCAACGCCGAAGAAGCTGATCGCATCTTGAATGCGGTGGTGACCGCGCAGTTTCATCCGAACAAGCGCAAAGCTAGAGAAACTGACGCAAATATCATTGCAAAAAGGCTGCCAGTTTTTACCGAGGCTGACGATGGGAAAAGAGAGGAATTTGAAAAGTTCCTTGGATTTATCGGAAATGCCTTTGATTCATACAGTGCTTTGCTAAATGCAAACAGCAGTGCAACACCAAGAATTCGAGCCCTGACCTATCTGCGGCATCACGGGACGCTTACAAGTGTATTGCCAATCATCCTGGCTCATGAGTATTTGTCGGCTTGCAATGAAGGTGCAGGCGATGCGACTGTGCTTGATACAGTAGAAAAAGTGAATTTTCGGCTCTATGGGCTACGTGAAGCGTCCAAGAGAGTTGATAGCTACGATGTAAAATTTGCAAACCTAGCGTATAATTATTTCAATCAAAAAATATCATCTGACGCACTAAAGGCGGAGCTTATTTCTGTTGTTAAATCTAAGCAACCGAAGCTAGAAGAAACTATCGCTGCAGCGCTAACCATAGACGATGGGGATCCCTTCGATTTCTATAAGCCAGGTATGCGGAAATGGTTGAGATATTTCCTCGCACGATGGGAGGAAAGCTTGCTGACCAATCAGAGTTTTGATTTTGGAAAACTCGCGGGGTCAGGGCCAAAGAGTAATGACAAATTGGAAGTGGAGCATATTTGGGCTCAGAAGCAAGCAGATGTATCTGTTAGGCAATACAAAAATGGGCAGCTTATTCGAAGGTTGGGAAACCTAATGCTCATGCCGAAGGGTATGAACATAGTAATTTCTAAGCATCTTCCAGAAATCAAGGCTAAGCAAATTAATGATATGAAAATTAGCAAGTTGCAGCAGAATGTCGATTTGGAAAACTATGTACAAAAAGCGACGTTTTTTTCTGATTATCTGGAGGCAGGCAAGGCAGGCGCGTTTGGGGAAGTGAATAAGCCCCAAGCCAAAACTATAGAAGAATGCCGAAACGTAGTTATGACAAAAGTCCTCTGCGATCTGCGTGAGGAGGAAATGATACGTTTCGCCTTGAGTGCATGGAAACTAGACGGTGAAAATTCTGGTGGTCGGTTCATCGGAGTGCATTCATTTGCTCATGATGGCTCAACCTACCGACATAAAAGAGAAGGAATGAGTACAAAGTTCAAACAAAATTATTTGCTTAGTGATGCCGCGAACTCTCCACTTGGTCAGCGTCATAAAGCGAGAGTAGCTTTGCTTTTGGATAGATAGATATTTCTTAAACGGAGTGTGAAAGTCTTACTATTTTTGATGAGAGTGTGCCGATGCATTTTGGTCAACGTCTGGTCAACCGGTGGCTACATATTTGACAACGTTTGCGCCCGTTTCAACGCACCTAACGTCGGTCGAAGTCGATGAACAGGTTGAATGAAAACAAAGGCTTAGGGTCTAGGTGGCTGATTTTAAACAACAAAGAAAAATCAACATGTTTCGGCTCATAACCTGAAGGTCGTAGGTTCAAATCCTGCCCCCGCAACCAAAATTAATAACAAGATATCAGAGGCTTAGGCCGATGCAAGGCGCCCCACGGGGCGCTTTTGGCGTTGGCAACACAGAACAACACGTTTCTCCGTGATTACAAAGGCTTACAGCCGTTCCGATTTCTTCCGTGCAACACCCATGCGACACGGGAGCCGTCCGATGTTCGCGCGATGTTCCTTCGGCTGATCGGGTTGCCTCTCTACTGGCCAAAGCACGTCCCCATGGCCAGCTTGCTGACGACAGCATGGGCGTCAACGAGGTGTTGGTCCTTCGGCAAATCCCAAGTGGGGAACAGCCCCGCGACCGCCGCCATGTGGTTCTCCAACTCGCTGATGACCATGGTGATGTTCCGCGTGCCATTATATTCCTCGGCCGACCTCCGGAGGTCGGCGCACAGGGCCATGATGGCCGCGTAGTTGCGCATGGCCTGAAGCTTGCCTGCGTCCTTGCTGTCCTCGATCAGGAGGCCGAGGCCATCCAGCGAGGCGCGAATGTCCCGCTCCATCATGCTGCGGCGGTACCTACGCCATCGAGGCGCACAGCGACGCTGGTGATCCCGTTCCCGGCCGCCTCAGTCGCGATGCCCACGGGAAAGCGCCCAGCGCCAAATACGTTGATGTTCTTCGCGGTGTTGTCCCAGGCCACGCGTGCGCCAACGGTCAGCACTGCTGCGGTAGCCTTGGGGAGCTTGTAGACGCCCGTGGTGGCCAGTTCGAGCGGATCGCCCTCGGCGGCAGAATAAGCGGCGACGCCGAAGATATTGCCGACGATCAGACCGTCGCCCGAGGCGATGCCGCCTGCGGGCGTGGTCACAGTGATGACTTGGCCGTTCTGTATGTAGGTCTTCATGGTCAGAGTCCTTTCGATGATTGGATGCGGACCACGGCGATGCGTGCCGTGGCGCAGGTGATCTGGCGGTTGAGGTCGCTGAGCGCGGCCGCCATTTCCGCGTCGCTGGCATAGGTCACCCGCTTGCCGTCGTATTCGACGGCACGGACGCCCTGATAGCGGGCAGCCATCAGGGCATCGCGCCAGGCGGTGAGTTGGGCGAGGTCAGCCATTAAGCGCCCGCGTTCTGGAACCAGCCGCGGTGGTCGATGAAGCCTGCGCCGAAGTCCAGGATCACCCGGATTTCCACGCCGTCCACGTCCCAGCCCGACCGGCTTTCCACCTGTGGGCCTTCGGCGCCCGTGAGATAGGCAAATTCCAGCCCGTCGATTTCGCCGGGGTCGGCAGTGACATACCAGCGTGTGGCCGAGGACAGGCGCGGCTCCACTACAAGCGACAGCGAGCCCGAGAACGGGTTCACATCAGCCGCTGTCGCGGGCGCGATGCTGGCGAGCCACTTCTCGGCCACCGTCTCCAGCGCAGGCGGCACCAGCAGGTTGCGCGGCGTCACGCGGATCGTGCGATCCTCGATGCCCTTCTGAGTGCGCAGCGCCAGTCGGGCGGTCGACAAAGTGATGTCGGAGATCGCAGCACCACTGCCCGCCTTGTTGCCGTGGTCGGCATGGAACAGCGTCTTGCCGTCCGACATGGTCGGGCCGTTCCCGCTGCCCGCCTCAAGGAGCGTCACGAGGATCCGCGCCTCGGTCTCGGCAGCGGCCTGGCCCATGCGGCGGGCGAGGTCCGAAAAGGCACCAAGATCGTCATTGACCAGAACCTGCCGGGTGATGCCGATCTTCCGCGCCCAGGTCTCGACCTTGTAGGCCTCGCGCGCCTCGGCCATGGTCCCAGCCTTGATTTCGCCGTGCTCGTTCAGCTTCTCCAGCAGGGGCGCCTCGCCCAGCATGATCTTGTTCACCGCGCGGAAATCCCGTGCCGTGGTCTGGCGACCGAGGCGGCGGATGCCCGAGGGCGCGGCCTGGTAGGCGTCGCGCAGCACGCGGCCCACCGTGTCGCCGAGGATGATCGGAAAGTCGGAGGTCGTGTGCAGGGCGCGGGTGACGAGGCTCGCGGGCGACAGCGCCATGGTAGACTCGCCGCGCAGCGTCAGCAGTTCCTTCGCCATGTCCACGGGGGTGGCGTAGGCATAGCGCCGGGCGGGTTCGCTCAGGTCGTGGCGCGGGTTGATCCGCGCATAGAGCGCTTCACCCATCTGGCGGGCCCGCGGGGCAGGATCGTCGTGGCTGTCGCCCATCTCGACTCGGACCTGCTCGCTGCGGATCGACGGCGCGCTTCGCTGAGCCAGCGCCTCGAAGGCGGCGCGGCGGGCGGTGTCGGGATCGGCGCTTGCGTCAATCTGGCCATCAATCCAGGACTGGTCCAGCCCGGCGATGCGGGCGATGGAGCGGATTTCGGCATTGGCCACAGCGCGGGTTTGACCTGCGTTGTCGGCTTCAACGCAGACGCGGTTCTTGACCTCGTTCTCTTCTCGAACGAGGTTTGGATTTTGAGTCATTTCTGTCTCCATGCGGATATGGGCGCCGGGGTCGGCGGGTGTCGGCACCAGTGAAATCTCATGCGGGGTCCAGTGCACGGCGGTCAGTACCCGCGCGCCGTTCTCGGTGGTCTCGGCCCATTCCTTGACGGAGTATCCAACCGAGACATGGCGCAGGATGCCCGCCAGCACGTCCTGCCAGATCGGCTCGACCTCGGGCCGGGCCGAAAACTGAATCAAAGCCGTGCCGCGTTTGCCATCGACGGTGGCGCTGCGGACGGAGCCCAGCACGTCGCGCACGGCGGTCTGGCGATGTGCGTCCAGCACACTGGCACCTTCTAGGCGGGACAGGTCCACCGCTTCGGGCGCGAGGCTGAGCCGTTCGACATACTGGCCCGCCATGTCGCGGCGGCGCACCGGCGCACCCGTGGACCAGATCACCTCGACGGTGCGGGCATCGGCGTCGGCCGTGGTGGGCGATAGCGTTGCTCGGCGGGTCAGGAAACCGTTACCGTCTGCAACGGTTTCCACTGCCAGCGGCACTGGCGCGGAAGCTACGGGCAGAGTCGCGCTATCAGCCATCGCCCTCCTCCTTATTTTGCGGTGCAGTCTGAGCAAAGCTGAGGCCCATCCCGTCTGCGCGCGCCCGGTCGGCCGCGATCTCGGCATCCACCTGCTCGGCGTCATAGCCACGCTCCGAGATCGCCTGGGATCGGCTCTTGAGCCCGGCGTTGATAGCGAGGATTTCGGCCTCCACGTCCTTCTTCGGATCGACATAATCGAACTTGGGCGGCAACCACTCGCAGCCGAGATAGGCGGTGGGGTCGCGATCGAAATCACGGGCGGGCAGTTCGCCGGTCAATACCGCAATGCGCACGAACCGCTCCCAGACGGGACGACAGAACAGATGCACGACAACATTATGCTGCAACTGCTCGACCCGGCGGCGAAACTCGATCAGCCCGGCCCGGATCGAGGAATAGGTGACGCCCTCCAGATCACCCGAGACCAGTTCATAAGGCAGGCCCATGCCAGCGGCCACGGCGCGGAGGTGGTTCTTGACGAAGGGGCCGTAGGCATCGCTCTCATTCGGGTTGGAAAACCGGATGTCGGTGCCGGGCGGAAGGGGGATCAGGCTGCCAGGCTCCATGCCAACGGTCAGCGCGCCGTTGGTATTGGTGCCGCTCAGGCCGCCCGCTGTGCCATCCGGATCGGTGATGAAGCCGGTGAACAAAGCCGCCACCTTGGCCTTGACCAAGGCCGCATCTTCGAACTGGTCCAACTCATGCAGCCGCAGTAGCACTGGCGCGAGCCAGGTGATCCCGCGCAACTGGCCAGCCGCAAGCGGCTTGAAGAGATGAAGGCAATCGCTGGCAGGCAAGCGCAGCGGTTCCAGCCGCAGAGAGGTCAGCGGATCGCCGGGCCGGTCGCGCATCACCCAATAAGCGGTGCGTTGCCCCACGGTGTTGAACTCGATCCCCGCCCGAATGCGCGCGCCGCCTCCGATGTCGCGGTGCAGATCCAGCGGCACCTGGTCGCGGTCCAGCAGGTCGATGTGCAGGGGAACGGCAGAGGCATCGGACACCACACGCAGCCGGGCGAAACTCTCGCCGCCCTCAACCATCGCCCGCACGGCCATGGCCTGCAGCCCATAGAAATCCGCCAGCCCGCCCGGATCCGCATGATCCGTCCAGCGCAGCCACAGTACCTGAAGCCGCTCGCGCACAGCCCTGTCAGGATGGGTGGATTGCGGCTTGATCCCCGCGCCGACGACATTGCCCACCAAGCTGTCCACCGCCGCCGCGACCCAAGGGTTGTTGCGCGCATACCATCCCGCCCGCCGCGCCGCTGTCGTCGCGCCCGCCAGGATCGCCGTGTTCAGCCCATCAACCGTTCGCGCCCCCTCCCAACGCCGACCACCACCCGCAGCGTCAAAGCCGCGCGTGCGCGTAAACCCGAAAAGGCGATGAAGGAGCGTCCGCATGGCGCGGATTGTCTCATTTACTGCGCCTGCCGGGTATCAGAGCGGTTGTAAGAGGCTGGGAAAGATCGTTAAAGCCTCAGCCCGTGCTTACAGCTAGAAGCGAATGTCCTTCTGCAACTCGTCGAGGAACTTCGCGCGCGACACCTTTGCATTCGCGCCAAGACGACGCTCACGATGCCAGCGGACAACGTTCTCAACAGGCACGACGAACACATCAACTACCGGAAATTCAACGATGTCAGACAGGATGAAGCCCTTAATTCCAGACAGCTTTGCTGTGAAACCGTCCTCGTTGAAGACCCGCCCGGAGCCTACTTGGTTGCTTGGGTTGAAATACACGCCTTGCCTAGTGATCGACCTAACTTCCCACATGTTGCCATCGGGATCGAGCAGGTCGTATCCTGCACCCTCAGAGGGCGCGAGCTTCCAGCCGGGGTTTTCCCACTTCAGCCGTCTTTCGATGATGAACGACACCCGCCGACCATCCGTCAGATACTCGCGGACGTCCACAGTCGTGACCTTGAATGCCCGCGCGAGTTCTTCCTCATCCCAGCGGAGTTGAAACCGCTTCTCCATCACGAACCCTCCTGATCAACGGACTGGAAGGTCTTAAGCGATGGAAACGCCTCCATTGACCTTAGATCCCTAATGGCAATGAAACGACAGCGATAGCCGCCTTGACCACCGCCTTTTGCGCCGAAGTCGCGCAGCGGTGCCTTTTCTACCTCATCAGGTGTAGCCCAGCCTGATATGCGACAATTCCAGCCTGGCTGGATGTCTTGCGCATCTCGATTTGGGGTGTCGACAATGACTTGAACATAGAAAGCGGGATGCCGCTTTTCCGCGTAATCCTCTCGAACCAAAAGATTTAGACGATCAGACCAAGGGTATGCGCTTGTCTTGACCTCAATCACCTCAAGAAAGTCAGGTCGCCCCTTGGTGTCGCGAACGTCGTGTGCTTTCCAATCACCGAGAAACCACTGTGCGAATGCAAGTTCGCCAATTAATCCCGTGAGGCTGTCAATTTTTGAAGCGCGCGTTCTGTGGACGCGAACGTCCTCCTCGGCCCCACGAGCATATTCAAGCATCTCTGCTGTTATCGGAACGTCAATATACCGCAAACGCTACCTCCCAGTTTACTGCGGTAGTAAACTAGAGGGCAGACTGAGAGTCTAGAGCCGCTGGAGCAGGACGATGCGGTTCGTGTTTGTGCCCTGCGCTCCGTTGGAGACGCCCCAGCAGTTTGCCGTCTTGGTGAACTCCTGATCGTTCACCATAACGCCAAGACGGGCAAACGGCAGATCATCTGCCGCCTTCCAGACGAGACGCTCTAGAAGCACCTTTCCATTTCGAACCTCGCCGACCTCGAAGGCTATGTAGCCGCCGGGACGGAGCACGCGGGCTTGCTCGACGAGGACACGACGAACCATGGCCGTCCAAGCATCTTCCGTGCGGTGCATGTCGATGGCGACGGTCTCGGGATCGATCCCGGCGAACCAGCACCGTAACCAGTTGTCGGCGGCATAGTGGACGATGTCCAAGAAGGGCGGTGACGTCACCGTGAGATCAACACTGGAATCAGGTATCCTTGGTAGCTCCCAAGCTGCGCCAGTGTGAAGGCTGGAACACACTTGGCTAAGGGCGCAGCCATCCTTCAGCAACGTCCTAGACTTCTTCAAGATTACCGCTGTGACATCGCGCTCCGGTGGCGAAACTCCCAATTTTTCGTTGATCTTTAATTGCGCCTTGACCGACACCGCTTGGTTCGGGGGCATCGAGCGGCCTGAGAAAAAGCCCGGTGAGTGACCCGACAACCGATTGATTGCCACCATCCGGATCCAGTCGGCCACCGGATCAACCTGATCGGTGCCGAGGGGCGCGCGCTCTGCCAGCCAGAGGCGCAGTGCTTCGAGGTTCTTCAGTGTAGCAGGGTGGTAAAAGGCGAGCAGATCTTCGCGTTCGATCACGCCGCGCGACCAGTCGACCGTGTTCAATGCTGCCGCGACCGACTGCAATGAGATCGGGCGGAGACGGGGGCGCGTCAGAAGTGTCGAAAGCGGGTTGATATCATTGCCGAATGCCTGACGGCCCATCAGTGCCGCTTGGACTGGCGTCGTGCCTCTCCCCATAAAAGGGTCGAAAACGACGTCACCCAGCTTGGTCAACCTTGAAATAAAGAACTCGGGCAGTTGGGCTTTGAAGCATGCGCGGTAAGACACTTCGTGAATAGAGTGCGCCTGCCGCTGACCAGCGGTCCAAAACTCATTCACGAAATATCGAATGCCGTCGATGTCCTCAATCGTTGTAGCTTTGCCGAAGTCTGCGAAGTTGGAAATCTCGTCAACGAAATCTTCTCGGGAAGCAGACTGAGCGGCCAGCGGAAAGAGAGACAATTGATTCATCGACGGGCCTTCATGGTTCGGATTTCCTGACCAACTAGGGGTAAGTTCAACGCTGTTGCAAGCGGGTTGTTCCTTGAAGGTTCTGATCTCCGCTATGGCTGAACCGCTTGCCCAAGTCGGATCATCACGCCAGCCAAGTGGAGCGTATCACTTTCGGTGGCATTGTGACACCCCGCGCCACCCTTTCCCCCATCCCCTCAGCCTCCTCGTTCAACCGCATCCCCATGCTGATCAGGCCGTGCAGGGCGGCTTGGGCGTAGACGAAGGTGTCCAGCGCCTCGTTGCGTTCACCATCACGCTTGGGCTGCCAGGAGCGGATGGGGCGGCCCTTCTCGAAGCGGGTGACGACGCGTTCAGCGGTCAGCTGGCGGAAATAGTCGGCGTCGAGGCGACGAGGGAAGTGGATCGCGCCTGGGCCCGGTTCGCTCAGTTTCAGGCGCGCATAGACGGCGTCCTTCACGGCATCGACGCCGACGATGAACAGCGGGATCTTGCCCTTGTTGGTGCGGGTGGGGCGGCGGGGCCAGACCGGGATGCCGGGGCCGCCACGGCCCTTGATCGCCCAGATGCGGCGGGCAAGGCGGGTGCGGCAGAACTCGTAGGCCATCTTGGTGTGGTGGCCGCCGGTATCCACGGCGACGGCGCGCACCGGTAG